ATTAATGGAATCGAGGGGTTAGGAGAAAAAACTTTAATTAAGTTTTTCCCTGAAATAACAAAACAACCTCTTAATGTAGAGGAAATTATGGGTTCAGCTCAGGTATTATCAGAGACCAACAAATCAAAAACTTTGTCAAATATTTTGACTGGTAAGACAAAAAGTGGTATATTTGGAGAACAATACTACAAAACAAACTTAAAGATTGTGGATTTATCCAATCCATTAATCACAGATGAAGGGAAAGAATTGGTATCACAAATCTTAACCGACACAATTGACCCCACAGATAGGGGATATCGTAATTTGATGAGAATGATGATGGACGATGGTCTATTCAAATATCTTCCAAAGAACGATGAGGCTTGGGTTGAATTCCTTAAGCCGTTTATGAAACTAACAAGAAAAGAAAAAAGAAACACAAACCAAAAGTAAAATTATGAAAGAGCAAGAAAGTACCAAGATGGAATTTCTATTGACGTTGAATGGCAACATTGTTGTTCAAAGATTTTTTAACGTAAGGGGATATAACCCTAATTCGAAGAACTCGAGTGAGTTGTATTCGTATGTTAAATCATTACAAGATGAGTTGGAGTATTATTTAAAAATGAAGACGGTAATCTATATGTTGGACTACCAAGATTCAATTGTGAATGACCCCGCAGTTATGGACACATCGTTCACAGATGGACCTGAAGATTTTAACATTTTCATCAAGTTGGGAGAACAGACAATTTGTCATAGAGTTTTTAACGGAAAATTATTTCCACCAAAAGTTCGTTATACAGTTGACGTACGACCAATTATCAAAGACGTTTTAAAGTCTTTAACTGACATTTTTTCAGACAAAAAATTAAGTTTTAATTTTTAGACTTTAAGGTAAGTAAGTAAATATTTAATAAAACAAGGGGAGAGAAAACGCAATATGAATAAGAATTTTGATTACTTAGGGAACACATTTCAGCTACAACTTTTAAACCAAATTATTGTAGACAAAGAGTTCTCTACCACAATTATGGACGTAATTGAGAGCTCATATTTTGATAACAAATACTTTAAAATCATCTTACAGATGGTTAAGGAGTATCACAAAAAATATGAATCTACTCCCAACTTTGAAACTCTTGAGCAGATTGTTAAATCTGAAATAACTCAAGAACTTGTTGCCAAGATTGTCTTGGACACATTAAAACAAATCAAAGATGCTCCCGATGAGGGAACATTATTTGTTCAAGAAAAAGCCTTGAAATTCTGTAAACAACAGGAACTTCAAAAGGCGATGGACAGAGCTCAAAAAATTATTAATGAAGGGGATTTTGAATCTTATGATAAAGTTGAAGGACTCGTTCGTGAGGCATTACAAGTCGGAGAAAGAGACACGGGAATTACCGATATTTTCTCTAACTTGGATACAGTTTTGGATGAGGATTATAGACATCCAATTCCAATGGGAATACCAGGAATTGATAAATTGTTAAAAGGTGGTTTGGCAAAAGGTGAGATTGGTGTTATCCTTGCTCCAACTGGAGTTGGTAAGACAACAATCTTAACTAAGATTGCCAACACCGCATTTAACTTGGGTTATAACGTTCTTCAAATTTTCTTTGAGGACAACCCGAAGATTGTTCAAAGAAAACATTTTACCCTTTGGACTGGAATTGCTCCCGATAACTTGGTTCAACATAAAGAAGAAGTTATGGAAAAAATTGGGCAAATCAAAGAGACAATGAAAAATGAATTGGTGTTAAAGAAATTACCATCGGATTCAATGACAATGTCTCAAATTAAAAACCAAGTAAGAAAAATGATTGCCGATGGAAACAAATTGGATTTGATTCTGTTAGATTATATTGATTGCGTGGTTCCAGAATCATCATCAAAAGATGAATGGAAAGCTGAGGGTTCAGTTATGAGAGGGTTTGAAGCAATGTGTCACGAGTTATCGTTGGTAGGATGGACAGCAACACAAGGTAATAGGTCATCAATTTCATCAGAAGTTGTAACAACTGACCAAATGGGTGGGTCAATTAAAAAGGCTCAAGTAGGACACGTAATTATTTCCGTGGCAAAAACATTACAACAAAAGGAAATGAATCTAGCAACCATCGCAATTACCAAATCACGTATTGGTAAAGACGGAGTTGTGTTTGAAAACTGTAAATTTGACAACGAATTGTTGGAAATTGATACAGATAGTTCAGTTACCTTCTTAGGATTCGAAGGTCAACAAGAAGAAAGAAAACGTGACAGAGTAAAAGAATTACTCGAAAAAAGGAAATTAAGAGAACAACAGCAATAAAAATAAAATAAATAATTTAAATTAAAACTATGGACGCATCTCAAAAGATATTGTCTGACCTAACGGTCTATATGAAGTACGCAAAATTTCTCCCTGAATACAACAGGAGAGAAACGTGGGAAGAATTAGTAACACGTAATATGAACATGCACATTAAAAAGTACCCTGAATTAGGTGGGGAAATTGTTGAAGTATACAAATACGTTTACGATAAAAAAGTATTACCTTCAATGAGGTCAATGCAGTTTGGTGGTAAACCAATTGAAATAAGCCCAAACAGAATTTATAATTGTGCTTATTTACCAATCGACCACTTGGATGCTTTTTCTGAAGCAATGTTCTTATTATTAGGTGGTACTGGTGTGGGTTATTCAGTACAAAAACATCACGTAGAAAAATTACCTGAAATTAGAAAACCAAACGAGAATAGAAAAAGAAGATTCTTAATTGGTGATTCAATCGAAGGATGGGCAGATGCAATTAAGATGTTAGTGGAATCTTATTTTGGTATAAAGTCATCGACGCCAGTATTTGATTTTTCAGATATTAGACAAAAAGGGGCATTATTAGTAACATCAGGTGGAAAGGCACCTGGACCACAACCGTTAAAAGATTGTATTCACAATATTAAAAAAGTATTAGATGCTAAATCTGATGGTGAAAAATTATCATCTATTGAGGTTCACGATATAGTTTGTCATATTGCAGATGCGGTATTGGCTGGTGGTATTAGAAGAGCAGCATTAATTAGTTTATTTAGTGCGGATGATAATGAGATGATTTCGTGTAAATCAGGTAACTGGTGGGAATTGAATCCACAAAGAGGAAGGGCGAATAACTCAGCAGTATTACTTAGACACAAAATTACAAAAGAATTTTTCTTAGACTTGTGGAAGAGAATTGAATTATCAGGAGCAGGTGAACCAGGAATTTACTTATCTAACGATAAAGATTGGGGTACTAACCCTTGTTGTGAGATTGGTTTGAGACCATACCAATTCTGTAATTTATGTGAGGTAAATGCTTCAGATATTGAATCTCAAGAAGATTTTGAAATCAGAGTTAAGGGTGCCGCATTTATTGGTACACTACAGGCTGGTTATACTGACTTCCATTACCTAAGAGATGTTTGGAAAAGAACTACAGAGAAAGACGCATTGATTGGTGTCGGTATGACAGGTATTGGTTCTGGAGTAGTTTTAGGCTATGATATGAAATTAGCGGCAAAGGCAGTAAAAGAAGAAAACGAAAGAGTTGCAAAATTAATTGGTATTAATAATGCGGCTAGAACTACAACAGTAAAACCTTCAGGTACATCATCTTTAGTTTTAGGTACTTCATCAGGCATTCACGCTTGGCATAATGACTATTATGTTAGAAGAATTAGAGTTGGAAAAAATGAGGCTATTTATACTTATTTGTCTGTTAATCATCCTGAATTAATAGAGGATGAAATATTCAGACCTCACGATACTGCAGTTATTTCTATACCACAAAAATCACCTGAAGGATCTATTTTAAGATACGAATCCTCTTTTGATTTATTAGAAAGAGTAAAAAAAGTATCTCAAGAGTGGATTAAACCAGGACATAGAAGTGGACAAAATAGTCATAATGTATCCGCAACAATTTCTTTGAAAGAAGATGAGTGGGAATACGCTGGTGAATGGATGTGGGAAAACAGAAAATTCTATAATGGATTATCAGTATTACCATATAATGGGGGGACGTACCAACAAGCACCTTTTGAGGATTGTGATGAACAAACTTATGAAAAAATGATGAAGTCTTTAAGTAACTTAGATTTAACTAAAGTTATTGAACTACAGGATAATACTAACCTTTCTGGCGAAGTTGCTTGTGCTGGGGGAGCATGTGAAATAGTGTAATTATGAATGTAGGCGCATCTAAAGATTGGGTACAACAATTATATGTTAGAGAGTTCGGACCTAAATTACAACCAGATGAATTCTATTATGATAATCAAGGAAGGATAGTCATGACTGAAGAATACCATAAACGAAGAGGAAGTTGTTGTGGTAGTGGTTGTAAACACTGCCCCTATGAACCTAAACATTTAAAAGGTACAAAAAACTTGAACTAAAAAAAGTCGGAGAAATCCGACTTTTATTTTTTATATAATAAAGAAATCATTTCCTTATCCCTTTCACTAAACTCTTCACTACGACTTTTAAGTATAGTATTTTTTTCATTTTCTATATGACCAAAACCTAAAATATGGAACATTTCGTGCCTAATAGTTATGGGCATACATGAGTATTTTCTACATTCAGTAATATCAATATGTAATCTAACCTTAGTAATTTTTTTACCAGCAACATTAGTATAAGTTATACCTGTAGAATTT